CTGTTGCGACTTTTGTTGATCGCCCGCGGCGAGCGCCTGGCGCGCGGCCGTTGCGATCTCTTTCATTTGCTGATCGATCGGCGCGATCGCCGGATTCGGGATCGGCGGCGAGTTGAGCATCACCTCGATCTCGCCGAGTTGCTTGTCGCGCGCTTCGAGTGCCGGGATAACCCATCCTTCGAGCCCGATCGCATCACGCACAAATTCCAGATTGTCGGGATCGTCCACGATCTCGGCGAGCATCGGATTTGTGGCCGCCTCGGTGATGACTTTTGCGACTTGGTTCGATCGCTGAGTTTGCGTCTCCGGGAAATTCTCATCGACTTCGGGAAACGCGGCCATGTCGCCCTGGAGATCCGCCATCTCGACTGTCACCGAAACTTTGCCGACGACGGAGATCGGTTGCTCGTGATTTTCGGCGAGGCAAGAAACCGCGTGCATAAAAATATTGGCGACGGCTTCTTTCAAACGGCGCCACGGGATCCCGATCCGGCCGAGCGCCTGATCGCGTTGGATCATCGTCGTCCCGACGGGCGAATCCGTCGGCGTCGAGTCACCGCCAAAGAGTGCGGGGAAAGCTCCGCACAAAAGTTGCGCGAGGTCGCCTTTGAAATCGTTGATGAAAGCGATCATTTGCTCGGGGAATTGCGGCGGCGTTTCTTCCCAGATCACTTGCTCCATCGTGACGCCTTGCTCGCGCTGGAATGGGTGAATGTCCCCGACGAGGTTGATCTGTTCTTTGATCGCCTCGACGTCGAACATCTCATTATCCATCCACTTCGCCGGGACGCCGCGCACGAAGTAATCGTTCGCGAGCTCTATCCAGTTGTTGAGCGCTTTCTGTACCGGCATGAGCCAATCGCCGAGCCCGGCGCGATTCATCCCGTCGCCCGGTAGCGCGTGGAGCAAGGTGAGCGCCGCATCCATCGATTCGTCGTAGGCTTCGCAGTAGGTGTCACCGCAGAACGTGACGTACAAACCTTTTGGACACTTGTCGATAATCGCTTTGCGGTTGGTGTCGTCGATCTCGATCAGTTGCCACGGCCGGATCCAGCATTTGACTTCCGTCGTCTCATCGGATTCTGAATCCTGCGTATTGTAGGAATTCATCATCCCTTGATCGACGTTGACGCGCGCGAGGCGATCGAGATCGTCGCCGCCGGGCCCGCCTTTCGACGTTGTGATTTTATCGGCGACGTCGGGATATTTCGCTTTGGCTTTTGCGGTGTCGATCTCTTTGCACCGCATGGCGTAACCGCACTCGCACAAATTTTTCTTTTTGATCGGGAGCTTCCATTCGAGCGCGCCATCGACTTCGATTACTTCGGAGCCGTTCGGTTGTTTTTCTTCGCGCTCCTCATCCGCTCCCTCTTCTGTTTGGCCGCCCTCGCCCTCATCCGTCTCCTCGCTTCCCTCGCCTCGATCTTCGCCGTCGTCCTGATCGTGTCCACTCTCTGATTCACTAGGTTGTTCTGCTCCCTCTGCAATCTCAGGAGCAACGGGCTCACCGTCACCCTCATCGGCTCCGGCGTGTTCGGCTTCGCTTCGATCGGCTTCATCGGCTTTCTCCTCATCCTCGGGCACGACATCTTTCGGCTCCGGGAGATAACCGAATCGCTGCGCGTCCCGCATGTAGTAGGTGTGGGCAACCATCAACCCATCGACGTACAAATAGCGCGTCACATCTTCGAGCATCGTGAGGATTTTGTTTCTCCGCACGATCGCTTCTTTGAGCGCCTCGGCCGATCGAGCGGCCGTAATCCCGGCGTCATCGTCCGGCGCCTTCGGCTTGAAACGCACTGTCGGGACTTCGCGCGTGAGCGCGCCGATCAGAATTTGCCCGTACGAGTTGTAGATATTGAGCTCGTAGACGGTTTTGCTGTTCTCTTCGCCGTATCCGTAGCCCGTGCCTTGCGCGGGCAAACCCCATCCGCCGTTGCGCTGGATCAGGATGTGTTGGAAGCCGCGATCGAAGAGGCGTTTCTCCCACACACGAATAATTTGCTCGCGACGCGCGGCCGTCTCGCGGAGCTTTAGCTTGCGGAGTAGATCTTTAATGGAGTTTTGTTCGGACTCGGTGAAAACGAGCTTCGGTTTTTTCTTCCATTCGACGCCGACGAGGATCCCCGGCTCGCGCTTGGGGATGTCTTTGATCGATCCCGCGGTTTGTGTATCCGCCATCTAGTGATTCCACTTTTTCGCGTTGAGCGCAAACGTCGCGCGCTTCCGCATCTTCGGATCGCGGCTGTGCTTTTCTTCGCGAGCGAATTCTTGCGTGCTCTCCCCACGCCGTTTTGCGGCCCGCTTGAAAATTCCTTCGTGACTCGGTTTGATATGGATCGCCATCGGGGATCTCCACCGGGAGAGTACCGCTGCACTCTCCCGGTTGCAACCGTGCGGTGTGGTTGAGGATCTAGGCGATGCGCTCGACTACGACGGAGACGTCCACAACCCCAGCCGTCGGGTTGCCAGTCGTCGCCGTGCCGGTGATCGTGATCGGAGCCGCGCCGGTAGACGTGAACGTGTAAACCGCGCTCACATTCCCGCCCGCGGCGATCGCCGAGAGAGCCTCGGCTTTCGTCTCCGCTCCGTTTGCATCGGTGTAGCCGATCGTGAGCCCGGCCGCCGAGACGGAGTTTCCGGATAGAGTCGTCGTCACGATCGCATTGATCGAGACGCGGTAGGTGCCCGCGGGCTCGGTGAGCGAGAGCAACGAGACTCCGGCCGTGGTGAAATCCGTCGCCGGCGCCGTGGTGTTGATGAAACTGCCGACAATCTGCGGAGACGAGATCGCGTCGCCGGAATTCGAGACAGCCTGGATCGCCCATTCGTTAAACGCGGCGTCGTACACGAGCGTATAGATCGTGTCCGCTCCTGCCGTCTCATCGAGATCGCCGATCCCCGGAATGTTTCCAGACGTCACAAGGCGGCCGCCCGTCGAATCCTGCTGCAAACAGAGCGTCAAAACCTGAAGATCTGCCGCGCCGGTGAGAAAGAGTTGTGTCGTTGCTTGCGAAAGAATTATCCGAATCGCTGCCAGTCCGCTAACGTTTGTCGTTTGTACCGCCATGCGTTTTGTCTCCTCGGCTTTTGCCGATGTGGATTACGCCGACAATCGCGATCGGCGCTTACTTACTCCGTGCCCTTGCCCTTGCGAAAGCCGATTTCGTATTGTGAATCAATCCCGGATCCGCGTGAGCTTCCGATCGCTGGCGCGCTTTCTGCATCGCCGTGAGCGGTGAGCCGCTGGATTGCAAGTAAGCAAACTGTCGGCGCGTCCACGGCATCGCTAGCCCTTCGACGTCGGGTTTCTATTTTTGTGCCGCCGCTGCAATTCGAGCTCAAGCGCGGCCGTCGTGTAAAGCTCAAGGGGCGGAACTGGCCGCTCACTCGCGGTTGCTTCATTCGCCGGTTGATCGCCTACGGTAATGTGCGATCCCGGACGGCCGAACTCGGCGCCGTGATCTTGGATCCCCGGTTGCGAGGCGAGCTCTTTCTTCGCGTAAAAACTCGCGAGCTCAAGATGCTCCTCGCATCGATCGATGTAGACCGACGTGAGCCCGAGCTCCTGGACCCCGAGGATCTCGTGCACCAGTGCTAACTGTGTATCGAACGTCTGCGCGAGCCGCACCGCTTTCCTCATCCCGCGATCGTTCAACTTGTGGACTTCAAAGGCTCTGTGCATTTTTGTTCTCCTGGTTTTTTCTTTTCCAACACTCGATCGTGATCCTCGATCAGACGATCCCACGTCTGCTCGCTCGAAAGTTTCTGGTATACCGGATCCGTCATCGCGATTATCACCGCCATGATCGCCAGTTTCTCGACCGGCGTTTTCTCCGGCTTCTGCATCAACTCGTCGAATGCGTGCATCTAATTTTTTCCCGCCTTGAATCTTCGGCACCAATCCGGACCCTCGATCGGCCGCCTCACTCCCTCGCACCGTCGAGGATTTGCGCGGATGAAATGCACGCACCTCGCGCAAAATTCGCCGGGATGCTCGCTTGGGTGTTCGTAGCCTACCTCGGCGTGAGTCTTTTTTTCGCTTTCCGGTTTTTCGGCCATCGCTCACTAATCGCGAGAGACAGTGACGGTGATCGTTTTGTCGAAGTTTACGAATTTCTGCAACGCCTCATCGATTGCGACTTGGAGTTTGTCTGCGGTGAGGTTGCGTGACTTCTGGATCGACGGCGACACCGCGATCCGCGCCACGAAATTCGCCTGGCCCACTACTGCCGCGGCGGGTTTCTTCACGACTTCCGACGCCGGTGTCACTTGCGGCGGCGCGCCGTTTTCTAGCTTTGCTCCCTTTCCTCGCTGCCACGGCTTTTTTTTTCCCATCGGCTTTCACCTCGTTTTAGATTTGTGGATCTACTACGCCATCGTCGGGATGCCAGCGCCGCCCATCGGCGCGCCGCCGCCCATTCCCTCGGCCGGTGCTTCGCCGGGATTCTCGGCTTGCGGCATCGCGGCGTCGATGTGTTCGTGCGCGCTCATCGCGTCGTGATGCTTCGCCTTGTGCACGTGTCCATCCTCGTGATGCGAATGGATCTCGACGTGTTTCGCGGGCCCGTGCTCCGCCACGACGTCGTGCACGTCTTTCTCGCCGCCCTCGTCGCCGTCGGGCTCGTGGTGTTCTTTGCCGCCGCCCATGTGCGAGATTTTTCCGCCGCCGCCCTTCGACCGCGTGCTCTCGAAGTGTCGTTGCATTTCCTTGTTTTCGTACCGTTTCTCGGCCATCGGATCCCCCTAGTTTGTTGGTGCGGGTTGTGGTGCGGGAGTTTCTTCGTCGGGATGTTTCGCGGCTTGTGCTTTGAGATCGGCTTCGATCGCGAGTCGGTTTTCTCTCTCGATCTGCGCCCACGATTTGCGGCCGCCGACTTGCGTTGCGCCGCCTGGATTGTCCCGGCGCCAGTCGGCGCGCTCGGTTTTCGGAGTTGTGCGTTGCGGCAAGATCATCAATTCGAGTCGCTCGTTGCGGCCGCGGAAGTAGTCCCGCTCGCGCCGCGCCTCGTCGCGTTCTGCGCGCAACTCTACAACGAGTTGACTCCCAAACAAAGCGCGAAAGAATTCGCGGATGGCGACGGCGTACTTCGTCACGAGATGAGCCTCGCTGCGATCTTCGGCTCCGGCCGTTCGAGATAGAGCATCCCGGCAATCGAATCGACGTACGAAATGCGGAAAGTGCCGCGGTGTTTGTTATCCGTGCCGGTGAGTGCGATCGTGTCGCCGAGTTGATAGTTGTGCGTCGGCGCCCAAATCTGCATCCCCGGCCAGATCCCGCGCTCATCGCGCGGGAGTGACACCTCGACCATGCGCGGCGGAATAAAATACGTGACGGCGGGTTTCGCGAGCTCCTCGACGATCTCTTTCCAGGGAGCGAACGGAGCGGCCGCGAGGATCTGTAGAAAGCGTCGGCGATTGGCGATCATGGCTTGAGGAGTTTGGGCGGCTCGATGATCTTAACGGGAATGTCGATGACGTCCGGCGTCGCCCAGTCAACGCCGAATCGGATCGGCACGCGGAATGGGCCCCTTTGCATCGCATACGCAAAAGCATCGGCCATGTCGCTATCGAACGCGATCGCTTTGCGAGTTGCCTCTCTGATTTCTTCCAACGTCATTGGCGCGGCACCATCGAACGATTCACGAAGCGCATCGGCTTGCCCTTGCTCCGCTTTTCGTTCCGTAGCTTGACCTGGTAGGCGTACATCATACGCGCAACCGGATCGGCGATCGAGGCGATTTTTTCTTCGTCCTTCTGCGATTGCGGTTTGTTTTTCTCATGCAGCATCGAGACGAGCCCGTAGCGCCATCCGTCGTAGCAGTCATCCTCGATCGATTCGCTCTTGAGCACATCTTCGAGATCCATCTCGTCGCGCACGACGGATTGCAGCGTGCGGATCAAATGCGGGCAGGCTTCTTCGATCAAAACAAAATCGCCGGTTTCCAGCAGGTTGTAGCAAAAGACGGCGCCGTCGGCGCGGCGATTGTTTGCAGGCACGCACCGGCCGAGCCCAAACTCGACGAGCATGTCGCCCATCTCGGCGCCGATCGTATGCGCGGCATCGACTCCCGTCGTACGCGCAAACCGCTCGGGCGACAAAAAGATATGCCGGCACCGCTTGATCTCGCCGGGATTCATTTTCTCGGCGATATTCCGCACAAGCTCACCGTGCGACATCTCGTTGACGACGAGCTCGCGAAAACACACGACGACGGGTTTCCATTTTCCGAATCGCAACACTTTCGCGTGCGTAAACCAGTACACCGCGGAATGGTGAGCCAAACCCCAGTCGATCCCGATCCAGATCGGTTGCCAATCTTCCCACTTAATGAGCTCGTGATCGCGCGGGAGCGAGAGCACATGCCGCTCGTAGGTGAAATTTTGGAAGTATTGCCCGGCGACGGAGTTGAGATCCCCTTCGAGAGCTTTCTTGCGGAGCGCGGGCGGGAGACGGTAGAGCTTGTTGATGTAATCCGGATCTTTCTGCATCTGGATCGGGTTGTCGAGCACCGTCGAGTGGACGTAGACGTGATCGTGCGGATCGAACACGCACACGCCGCGGCCGTTGATGATCTGGTAGTACCGTCCATCTTTGTACTTCGTCACTTTCCCGAGTTGCGTCACCGGCTTGTGATCGACCCAAACCGTTTTAATCCATCCGTAGCCTGGCCCGAGCGGGTTTGTCGCGCCGCCCATGCGCGGGATCGGCATGTTCCCCTCGTAATCCGCCTTGCACTCTTTGTTGATGCGGTTGCGAAAACTCAGGAAGGAATACGCCTCGTAGGAAAACTGCGCGATTTCGTCGATGCCGATGAAAACGAAAGCGGCCGAGAGATATTGCGAGAGTGTCCGCTCGGATCCGTTCTGCAAATGGCCGAAGAAAATTTTCGAGTCGTTGTGCGGAAACGTGGCGATGTGCTTCGAGTCGTTCCACTTGTAATACTCTTTCGGCACCGTCGCTTTGAGATCGAGGATGAGCCCTTTTTCGAGCTCGGGGAAATCGCGCCGGAGCAACAGACAATGCGCGCCGGGATACTGCCAGCACGTAAAGAGCGCCTCGCCGAGCAAAAACATCGACTTGCCGGATCCGCCGCCGCCGATCGCGAGCAGGTTTTTCTTTTCGCTTGTGTGGAGTACGAGTTGCTTCGGGAGCGGCTCGTAGAAATCCGAGACGTACACCTCGCCCGGATTAGCTGTCGCCGTTTTTGTTTCCGTCACCTAGAAGCTCCTCGGGATCGAGCGTCGGGATTACTTCGATCGTTTTGCGGCGCGGCGGCCGCACACCGCGATCGATGAAAAACACTTTCACGCCCTCGGCGACGGGAGCTTGCTCGGCTTTGAATAATCCTTTCATGCGGCACACGAGCTCGACCATCACGCGCCGCGTAACGTTGTCGGCGACTTCCACCTCTTCGGTGACTTTCCCTTCGCTTTGAAAAAATTCGGTGCGTGTGGCTTCGAGGAGCGGAAGGATGTAGCGCGTAACGAGTGCGTCGTCGGTGAGCCCGTGTCGATCGAGGAGATCGGAGCCGACGCCGGACTTCGCGATGTTTTTCATCGCCTGGTGTCCCGCCTGGCGCGGGCTTTTCTCGGAGAATCCCGCGGCGCGCGCGGCGTCGGCTTGCGTCATCCCGCTCGCGAGATGCTTGACGAGTGAGCGTTGCCTCGGTGTGAGTTTCTTCGGATGCTTCGATTTCCCGGCCATGAGCCGATTCTACGCCGGTTGCTTGGTGTTCGCGGCTTCGGCGGCCGTTGCGACGTCGTGCACGACTTGCTGTTGCAGAGCGGCGCGGATCTTCTGTTTTTCCTCTTCGCACACTTCCGGATCTTCGAGCGCGGCCGCCATCTCCGCGACTTCCTCGGGCGAGAGCGTTGGAACGGGCACGAGCCGCGGCCCGCCCCCCGCCTGGAGATTGTCTAATTGCGATGCCGCCTTGAGCTCCTCGATCTCTTTGCGGAGCTCGGCGATCGTGCGATCGCGTTCGGTGATCGCGCGCGCCATATTCGAGAGATTCTCGCCTTGCGCCTGGTTTTGCATGTGGAGCTTCCCGATCTCGGAAAAGATCTTGTCGGGTTGAATCATCAACGTCGCGCCTGCCTGTACTGGATTCGCCATTTGCTTTTTCTCCTGGTTTTAAAGATCCGCTCACCGATCGAGCGGTAAATTTTCTCTTCGTTCGGCGTCATTTGCTGCGTGTGCCGCGGGCGATCTTGGTGAAGTTAATGCCTGTGACGTTTGCACCGCTCATTGTCACATTTTGCGACAGGGGCGCGAACGTAGCGCCCGCGAGAACTGGCGTGATTGTATAACTTCCGTTGGCCAAACCGGAAATTGAAAAAGCGCCGCCGCTCGTACTCGTCACCGATCCGCTGGAAGTTCCGGTATAATTCACGGTCACGCCCGCAACTCCGACATTTCCAGAGATTGAGTATGTCGCTTGGTAAAGGGCGTAGGCGTCGCCACCATTCGATACGATCCCGCTGTAGGCATCGCTCACAATTTCAATGCTCGCATCGAACAGAGGCGAACCAGCCGTTTCGGTATTGTTGGGATACGGCCCTTGCCAGCTAGTGCCAAGCGGGCCGTTGGCACGACTGAATGTGTCGGATTCGGTTTGCGTCCACGTATAATTGCCGCCGCTCCATGCGCTCATCCCGTTGACGGTTCCAGATCCCGCACCGGTGATTCCCACAACCCCAGAAGAAATCGAGCTATCCTGTGCGGAAAGCACTGCGATCCCGTTGTGATAAACGACGATCGAGGTCCCTCGAGCCACGAGTCGGATCACATCGCCAGTGACAGCGTAGTTAACCGTTGTCGCCAGCGAAGTAAAAGTTCCCGCTACATATTTTCCCAACCGCAGAAGAGAATTGCCGCACGACACGATGTAAGCAGTTTCGGTTGAAGTTGAGATCCGGACCGCTGGTCCGCAATTTTGCGTGTTCTGCGATCCAGTTATGACCATCGTCGTTTGCGCGTACTGATCGTTTGCCGGACTCGCGTCGCTGCGATAGGCGAACGCCGGGTTCTGCGCAGCCGTCGAATAAACCACATCCGACTCAACATTGAAACTGGAAGATCCTTCGTACAACCAATCGGAATTAGCGGTATGGAGATCCCCGTTTGCGTAAGTGAACGAATCTGATGCGAGGACGGACTGCGTGATAACACCAGCGACGAAATCGTTCGCTTGCGTGCCATTATTGCCTGGCGTGTTCGATGGAAGAAATGGCGAGGTGTTCCATAGGGTCCAGTTATATTCATCTTCCCCGGAAACCGACCAGGAAGTAATGCCTTGTTCACCTGTCGAAAGTGACGAATCAGCAACCGAATAAGAACCAGCGCCCGCGATCTCGGGACAGATCACCCCGTTGTACCATCCGGTGATTGTCGTGCCTTCTGCGGAAATTGCGATCACATCGCCGATCTGTGGCGCGAGTGCGTTTGGCCCAGTGCCACCTTGCAAAAACGTTCCGGCTCCGGCCACAACCTTCCAAAGCTCGCGAAATCCGGTTCGGCCAGCGCCACTATATGAGTTCGTACCGGTATGGAAAAAATACCCGTCGATCGCAGAGTTTGATCCGCGAACCATCACGCCGACGCCAGAGTCACTTGGGCAATTTCCCACGCCGGTCGATCCAGCCTCGGTTACGCCGCTCGCGTTCGCTACGGTGAAAGTCCCGGTGCCGAATGTCTTGACCGTAAAAAAACCATCATTCCCGGCGTTCTGCATCCCGGAAATAATCACGTAAAGAGTTCCACCTGCGATGGGTGCTGTAACCGATCCTTGCGAAACGGTATAGGTATAGGTGGTGTTGCCGGCGACTTGCAATGCGGCCGAAATTGCGAGAGTCGCGGTATTAGGCGCGACGGCCACAATCGTAGCTTGAGCCCACTGATCGGCCATGAGCTAAACCAGAATCTTAAAAATTATCGTTGGACTTGTGCCGCCGGAAACTCCGGAAAGATTTCCGCGCACAAAATTCGCACGCACGCCGATTGCGGTTTGCTGGCTTGCGCTCGTGACGCTGGCGATCGTGGTGTATAGCGCGTCCTCGTCGAAATCGGCAACTTGCAAGTTCGCCGTGAATGTTGCGCCGCCTGCATCTTCGACGCTCCATCCGATGTCGCGCGAGTTGGAAGCGAGTCCGCTCATCGCTTGCATCGCAAATTGCTGTCCGGACCCCGCGGCGAGTGTGTCGGAAGTTTCCGAGAGCGGTACGATCGCAAGTCCCGAGTCGGTTGTCGTGCCGACGTTCGGAGTCGTCGCGGCGTAAGTGATCGTGCCGATCCCTGTCGTTGTGTTGAGCGAGATCGATGCGATCGCAACGTTGGTTACGTTCATTGCCGCGGCCGTTTGCAATCCGCGGACGGTGATCAACTGGCCGACGAGCGGAATCAGTCCCTCGAGGAGAGTTACGTTGAGCGTTACGACGTCGGAAGTGACGGAGACAGATTGGATCGAGAGACGTGCCGGCGGCGTGCGATCGTTGAAACCGCCGAAGCTATAAGAAACAACTCCGGGAAGCAGTGCAATTGCTTTTCCGAGCGGGGGTGCGACGTAGGCTGGCATCGGCGAGACTCCTCGCCGAGAGGGTAAGCGAGAATCAGACTTTTCGCAAGAGTTAGTCCATCTCCAAACATTTTTGGCAGACGACGGCTTGTTGACCGTTCGCCGAAACGTAATC